GGAAGAAGTGCTACTGACGCAACAACAAAAGATTATGTAGATACAGAAATAACTAATATTGATACAAGTAATTTTGCGAAATTAGACCAAACAAATACATTTACACAAACAATAACAGCACCAAATGTAACATTAGCATTACCACCAGCAAATGCTACTGACGCAACAACAAAAAATTATGTAGATACAGAAATAACTAATATTGATACATCTAATTTTGCGAAATTAGACCAACAAAATACATTTCAACTAAAAATATCAGCACCAAAAGTAGCAATAACAACAACACCAGTAAATGCTGATGACGCAACAACAAAAGATTATGTAGATACAGAACTTTTAACAAAACAAGATACAATCACAAATTTAGTAAGTGATGGTTTTTTAACTGCTGGTGAAAATATTACATTAACTCAAAACGGAACAGATACAACAATAAGAACAAGTAGCATTTATGGATTTAGAGCAGTTGGAGATGGAACAACCGCAACAGTAGGAACTGGCGCTCAAATATCACAATATTACGAAATAAACACATTAGCAGATAGTTATGATACAACTGGAAATTATGTGACTGGATTAGACGAAGGTTTTTATCCAACAATATCTGGTTGGTATAAAAATACTATATCTGTGTTTATTACAACATTTCAAAGTTCCGCTGCTAGAAGAATAGTATTAATTGAAGTCCCAACTGGAGGTGGAAGTAATGTTGAAAAAATAGTTTGTGGTAATTTTCAAGGAATGATAAGTAATTTTTCTGGGACAATTTATATGTCCGTTGGTAATAAATACCAAATTAGAAATCAAATTTTTGCGACTGCTATAGACGCATCAACTACAAGGGGTTATTGGGAATGTCAATTAGTTCAAACAACAATACCTTAAAAAAAAAATATTTATTAATTATATATGGACTATGAATGGTGGAAATATAGCAAAATTGTTGAAAAATATTATCCAAATAAAACTTGGGGAATAAACAAAAATAGTGAGTTTTTTGTAGAAGGTGATGATAAAGTAGATATAAATAAACTTTGGAATGAAATAAAGAAAGAATTATTTATGGAGCAAATAAGAGAAGAAAGAAATAAACTTTTAGATGAAACAGATAAATATTTTATAAGTGATTGGATAAGTCCAGATAAAGAAAAATATAGAACATATAGAAAAGAACTTCGTGATTTACCAGCAAAATATGAAGCATTAATGACTGAAAATTATGATTATAAAGATAAAGTATTAACTAAAAACGGCAAAGATCATAATTATTTTCCATCTATATAATATAAATGAATTGGGGACAATCAACAGATAATTTATTAGATAAAATCAGATTAAATTGTGTTCAATTAACAAATAGACATATAAATAATCATTTATATTATAAAAATGCCTCTAAATATTTTGAAATACCAACAATAGTTTTAAGTGTGTTTGCTGGTTCTTTTTCAGTTGGAGCAGACCCATTTTTAAACCAAGAAGTAATATCAGTTGTTAATTGTTCTATTTCTATGATAATTACTATTTTAACAAGTGTTAAACTTTATATGAAAATAACAGAAAATAGCACACAAGAACAAGAATTAGCAGTATCATTTAAATCATTAGCATTAGATATATTTAAAACATTATCATTACCAGAAGCAGATAGAGGACAAGATGGATTAGTTTATTTAAATAAAGTATATCAAAAATATATTAATTTAGTTGAGAATAGTGCTATATTAAATCATTTTAATAAACACGACCAATTATTAAAAATAGACCCTAAAATGTTAAGTTCAAATGGTTCTTTATCTTCAAATGAAGAAACAGAAAGTCCAAAAATACAAAGTCCAAAATTAGATAAACCTTTACCTCTTTCAAAACCAACATTTAATCAATTATCATTAGACAGAGAAGAAAGTATTTAAAATAACTTAAAAAAACTTATATAATATATATATGACTTTGTAGCATAGTGGTTAATGCGTCAGTCTGTTAAACTGAATATCGTGGGTTCAAATCCCACCAAAGTCGTTTTTAATTTAATTTATATAAAATTAAATTAAAAAAAATATTTATTTATTATATAATGGATTTATTCAATAATATATCTGCTTCTTCAAAAAAATTATATTTACATAATCTTAAAAAACTAAATAATAATCAAGAAATTAAAAATCTAAACTTTTTAAAAAATACAGAAAGTATTTTAGAAGAAATTAACTCAAAAAAAGATAATACAAAAAGAACATATTTAATTTCTATTGTTTCAGCATTAAAAGAAAGTAAATCAAAACCTCATAAAAAATTATATGATTTTTATTATCCATATTTAGAAGAATTAAATAAATCATTAAAAGATAATACTTCTATGAAAGAAAAAGAGATTGAGAACTGGATTACAGAAGAAGAATTAAAAGAAATAACTGATAAATGTGATGAAATATTAGAAGAAATTAAAGGAAAAAGAAAACTAACACCAGAACAATATGATAAGTTATTGAATTGTTTAATTTTATCATTATTTACAAAAACACCACCAAGAAGAAATTTAGATTATATTGAAATGGTTGTAGATGTTCCACAAGAAAATAAAACAACAAATTATTATCATAAAGGTAAGTTTTATTTTAATCGTTTTAAAACTCAAAAAACATATCAACAACAAGTAATAGATGTCCCTTCTAATTTAGATGAAATCATTAAACTATATTTAAAACATAAACCAAATGAAACAAAAGATTTTTTAGTTCGTTATGATCATAGACCTTTAAAAACTTCAACAGATATGACGAGGATTTTAAATAAAATATTTGATAAAAAAATATCTGCTTCTATGTTAAGAAAATTATATTTAACAAATAAATATGAAAAAGTAATGGACGAATTAGAACAAGACACAAAAAAAATGGGGACTTCTGTAAATACAGCAAAAGATAATTATATTAAAGATACTAAGGAGTAAATGTTTTAACTCTATTTGTTAATTTAATAATCAACATATCCCAAGATAAGGATTTGTTTTCTTTTTTTTTTCTTTTAAAAAATCTTGAAACTTTTTAAAACTCCATTTTAAATTACAAGTTGTATCAATAAAAAACATACAATATCTACCACATACAGCAGTATCTTTTCCTTGATATTTAACTTTATTATAGAGTACATTTTTATCTGTTAAAAGATCATTTAGATAGTTATTATTTTGACCTAATATTTTCCTCATCATTTTAGGAATTAAATATAAATCTTGATTATAACTATCACCATAAGAATTAAAATAATAATATTCATTATTTGTTTTTCTAACAATACAAACCCAGTGACCTTTGTTCTTATTTGTTTCTAATAAAATAATTCTCCAATCATAATCATTTTTTAATAAATCTTCAATAGTGGAATAATTAATTAATTCACTATAAGTTATTGGTTCAAATTTTCCTAAAACTTCTGTGATTTCTTGATTTGATAAAGGTTCATATAATTCTTTTTGATAATCCATATAATTTATATACATATATTTTTTATCTTATTAATTATAAATATTACAGCAGAGTTTCGCTGACCCATATTTAGATTAATATAATTATTAATCTAAATAAATTAAATAAAAATAATTAAATAAATAAAATTAAATAAAAATAATTAAATAAATAAAATTAAATAAAATTAATTATTAATTTAATTAAATATTAATAAAAATATGAAATAATTTTAAAATTATTTCATAAAATTATCTAAAAAGGGAAAATAAATAATATTTATTATTAATTTAATTAATATTTAATTAATTTTTATTTTTATTTAATTCTTTTGATTAGATTAATTCATATATTTATTTAAAAAGTTGGCGAAACTCTGCTGTAATTTTTCAGAAGTTTTAGAAGTTTTTTTAGAAAATCACTTTCAAATATCTATTTTTTTGTAATATATAAAATATTATAAATATATATATGAGTATTGGTTCAATAGGTTTAGTTAAAGTTCCAGTTGTAGCAAATGAATATAATGCCCCAAAATTAAAGGTTAATAAAAAAGGTCAAATTACTTATATTGAGGATATAAATAGTGACGGACAATTAGATAATTTACAAGGAACTTATGATGAATATGAAGTAGATTATCAAGCATTAGTTCAAGCAAATACAGATATACAAACAGATATAGATAGTGGTAATGCTTTAATTTCAACAAATGATTCAGCATTAGATACATTTGAAGTAATGATGACCTTATATGATAGTGATTTAACTAATTTAATAAATAGTTTTATTCCTTTTGAATATGATGAATATAGTATTATGTCTAATGAATTAATCACCTCATCATTTATTTTTTCTAATACTGATGGAAATACAAGCGAACAAACAGCACAAATAATTTTTTCAACACCAGCGTTTAATGTTCCATCTGGTAATTATTTAGTATCTGGTTTTTTAAATGCTGATGTAATTGGCGGAGATGTTGATAAAGTTATTAATTCTGGAAGTGGTATGATTTTAAATGTACTGAATACATCAACTGGCGATACAATATGCCGTTTTTGTTCTGGAAGAACTGGGAGTGCTTTTGGAAGCACACAATTTAGTAGAGGTCAAGTAAGCGGACAACAATTCGTAACTATTTCATCATCAGCAAATATTGCTTTAACTTTTTATTGTTTTGCTGGTGCTATTGTAGGACAACCAAGTTATGATAATTTTGCGTTAGAATGGGAAGTTCAACCTTTTTCAACAATTGGAAGCGGTGCTTCTGGTGAAACTGGTTCAACAAACCCTCCAACTGAATATTATAAGGTTGTATCTTTTCAAAAAATATAATTATATATATATATGTCTGTTGGTTCATTAGGCGGAAAATTATGTGTATCTTCAAATCAATATACTACTCCTTCTATTATTACAAGTAATATGGGACAAGTTGTTAGTGCTGAAAATCAAACTTTTAGTGATGGGACAGAACAACTATATAATGAAAGTCTCCAATTAGTAATTGATATTTTAGATTTAGAAAATGATATAAAAGAAATTACTTCTGTTAATGCTGATGCTTATAAAGATAATTATACTGCTTTATTAACTAAATATATTAATGTAAGAGCACAATATATTAATTTACAAATATTATATGAAGAAGCAGTTGAACTTTTTGGAGGAGGTGTTTTAAATCCAGCAGATATTGTTAGAACTATTGGTTATTCTGCTGATAATTTAAGTAATGTTAATTTAGAAAATAGTTCAATTGCTTTTTTTGGTAATAAATTATATAGCACAATTGCTATTTTAGGAACTGGAAGTTTAAGTGCTGGTTCTTATTGTATTTATGTTAATTTAAGTGCTTTTGGAATTAATACAGAACCAGACGGAGATAGATTAAGTCAAAATACTCTTGTTTTTGGTGTTATTGGTAAAGGAACAGATTTAATTATAAATGGTTCTTGTATTTCTTCATCTAATTTTTGCGAATATAATGTAGATACAGATGAAAGCAAACAAGGAGTTTTAGTTTCTATAACTGGTGCTACTACTATTACATTAACAGAAGATACATCTGTTGAATATTCACTTATGATACAAAGAGACGAAAATTATTTAGATAATACACCTAATTTTGTTGCTAATAAAGATTATTTAAGACCACCATATACTGGTGGTTCTTCTTTACAGATTGATATTAATGAAAGAGCGATTGTAGTTGTTAAAATGGATAGAGATTAAAAAATATAATTATATATATATATGTCTGTTGGTAGTTGTGGATTAGAAAATGTTGTATTAAATTGTGATGAGGATTTAGTTTATATTGTTCCAGATATTACAACTAATAATGGGGGTCAAATAACAGAAATCGTAAATAATAATGATAATTTATCTTATTCTATACAAACTGCTAATGCTTTGAATACAGCAAAACAAGAGTTAATAGATACAGCATTAGCAGAACAAACAATTAAAATAGAAGTTGATTTAACAACAGATGCTTTAAATCTTTTAATTGTTGATATTACTACATTAGCAGATGATGTAAGAACTTTAACTGATAATATTCAAACTCTAATTTCTAATGCTGACCTTAATGAAAATGGATTTATTGAAATATTTAATAATTATACATCAACAGAGGCACAAACAGCATTAATTGCTTTAAATGGTGCTGATTATTTAACACGAAGACAAAGATTTACAATTACATCTCAAACATTAGACGCTGGGGTTTATGTTGCTAATTTTAATTTTTGTTTAGAAAATGTAACAATTAACGCTGAAAATGTTGATAATGATGATACAAGATATAAACTTACTTATGCTTCTGTTGATGATGATAATGGAAATATTACTTCTTCTATAAATAATTGTAGCGGACATAATGGATTAAATATGTCTCATTCATCAGCACTCCCATTTGAAATAACCAATACTTCAAGTGTTTCTTTTAATATTCTATATGATATTGCTTCAACAAAATATACTGGTGTTGATGAATTAGTTTATAACTTTCCAGCAACACAAACCCAACAATATCCTCTAAATGATCCAGTTAATTCTCAAATTTTACAGATTGTTCGTATAGGTTAAATAAATACATTACCTTTGTTAGTTCTTTTTTTGAATAATTTTCTATATTAGGGATTTTATCTCTGTTTATTTTTTTATAATATTCTTTTATTTTATTTATCATTTCTTTTTTACTCATTATATAATCTATAACTATTATATAATGAATAATGAATATAATATTAATGATACTTCAAATCCAAATGTCGTTTTAAAACAATTACATTTAAATTATGGTAAAAGTAAAGATTTAGAATTATCCACAAGAAAATATAAAAAATATATGGTTCAAAATAAAGAAGGTAAATATATACACTTTGGGGATATTAGATATGAAGATTTTACAAAGCATAAAGATAAAGAAAGACAACAAGATTATTTAAAAAGAGCATCAGCAATAAAGGGAGATTGGAAAAAAGATATATATAGTCCTAATATGTTAAGTATTGTTTTACTTTGGGACGGATATGATTATTTAAAAGATAATAATATTATATAATTATATATGGAAGAATTAAAAGAGAAACCATTATCTCTTATTAATAATAATATTATGAATATTATTCATCATTATTCAGTACAATCCAAAGTAAAAATACAAGGTTCTAATAAATATAGAGGTATTCTTTATTCAAGTGATTTAGATTTAGAAAGTAAAATAACTGGTAGAGCAGAAGCATTATATCAACATTTTAAAAAGGTATTTTCTAAACCTATGAAAAATGTATATATTATGGATTTTAAATGTGGTTATGATGAAAGATTATTATATGATGAAGATACTATGGATTTAAAAACTTATTTAAAAAATCCATTAATTCCTAAATCAAATAAACAAAAAATATTAAAATCAAAAGGAAAAGAACAAGAGGATTTAATAAGAGATTTATTTATTCTTCGTTGGTCTGTGGAAGATATTAAAAAAGGTAAAATTAAATTAATAGATGGAACTTTTAAATCTTTTGTAGATTGTTTAAATGATGATACAAGAATAAAAGTTGATTTAATTGTTGGTGCTGGTTCTGGTTTTGTTGAAATAAGTGAAATATATTTATATAAAGAAACTCCATTATCTAAACAACAATTATTAAAAGAATTAGAAGAAGATGTTAAATATTATAAATCATTTAATACTCTTAAAGCAACAAAAAGATTTTTTAGTATGTTAAAATTAGAAAATAAACATAGATCATTTCAAAATAAATTAGTTAAATTATTTAATAGTGAAATAGGATTTATCAATAAAGTAAAAAATGACCTTTCCTTATTATTAGAGGTTGATGAAAAATATGGCGTTGATTACGAACAAATAGTAAATGGAACACAAATATATAAAGAACGATTAGGAAGAATACCATATATAAATCAAAATAAAATATTATTATTAAATAAAATAAATAAAAATAATTATAAAAAAAATATTAATGAATTATTAGATTATTTATTATTAATTTTAAATAAATTTACAAAGAAATATTTAGAAGATTTAGATATTAATTTTTAGATTTAATCATATAAATAATATATATAATTAATATATATGAGTTTAACATTTGATAATAAAATGAATGGATTTAAACCAGTTGCGTATTTTGGTAAAGATAAATTAATTGGTGTTGTTGATAATCCTATGATTAAAGATAGTTCTACTACTTATTCAACAAATGAAAAGCAACCTTTTAGACAAGCAGTAGATAAAAATACAGAAAGACAAATATTATATGTTACTGCTCCTTCTGGAAGTGGTAAATCATATTATTCTAAACAATTTATAGAAGATTACCATAAAGCATATCCAAAACGCCCAGTTTTCGTTTTTTCTTCCTTAAATGAATGTGCTACATTAGATAAATTAAAATATTTAAAAAGAATTAAAATAAAAGAAAGTAAATTTTTATCTACTGATTTAAATGCTGGTGATTTTAAAGAAAGTTTATGTGTATTTGATGATTGTGATGTTATTTCTAATAAACTCGTTAAAATAAAGGTTTTTGAAATATTAAACGCTATATTGGAAACTGGAAGACATTTTAAAGTATCTTGTATATTTACATCTCATAATGCTAATATGGGATTAGATACTAAAAGGATATTAAATGAAAGTCATTCAATCACTATATTTCCTCGTAATATGGGAAATAAACCTTTAAGATATTTATTAGGTGAATATTTAGGATTTGACGCAAATGAAATTAAAAAATTAAAAAAATGTAATGGTCGTTGGGTTACAATATGTAAAACATACCCTATGACCTTTTTTGATGAAAAGGATATGTATATTAAAGATATGGAAGATTAAATGATTATCTTACTAATAATATATATATATAAAAAGGACTTAAAGACATATCTTACTAATATATATAAGATGGAACAACTAAAACAATCCATTAAGAACTATAATGAAGAGTATGGTTTTGGTAATAAATTACCAAGACTTAATAAAAATATTCTTATTAATTTTATTATTAATATTGATAATGATAAAATTTTTTGTAGTAATGATAAAACAAATTATAATGAAAGAAACTATCATAACGATTTAAAAAAAAATGGAAAATTACCACTTTTAAAAAATGGTAAGATTTCAAAAAGTAAATTAAGCAAAATGAAAATGGAAGAAATCGCTAATTATGTAAATTATTATATTAGGGGTAATTTAGAATTTGTAGAACTAATTTTTATTGATTAAAAATATCTAAATAAAATAAAATCTAAATAATCGTTTTTCTGTTTCCAATAATTAATACATAATTCTTTATCAATTGATATATAATTTGTTGTTTTATAATATTCTAAAATATCTTCTATATATTTTAATTTATCTGTTATTTTATTTATTTTTTCATAAACCTCTATTTGTTTATAAACATTATCATATAAATAAGGCATTTTATATATATAAATAATATAATTTTATATATATAATGGAAGTAATTTTTTATAATAGAACATTTAATAAAGGAATGGTTATTGGAAAAAATAAATGGGGACAAGAAAGAGTATTTCATATTTCTAAAAAAGATATTATACATAATAATCCTAATAAATATTTAGTAAAAGGAGAATTTGTTAAAGGAGAAGAATTATTTTTAAATGATGGAACAAGAACCTTAATTAATGTTAAACCTTTAAATGATCATTTCTATTTTGAAACTCATAAAGAGATAAAATTTTGTTGTTTTTAATAATACATCTGGTTTTGATATTGAGGTTGATATTCTAATGGTAAGCAACAACCACAACTACAACCCATTCCAGAACCTTCAATCATTTCAACCCCTTCTTGTGTTAATACTGCTGATGTTTGCCTATAATTTAATAATTTTAGATTGGTTGTATCTAATATTTGTTTTAAAGCAATTGTTAATTCTTCTAATTGTTGAAGTAATGTTTCTCTAATATCTCCTCCTTCTTGTTGTATTTGTTGTATTATATCAGTTAAATATGATTGAAGGTCAGTATATTTATCTAAACTTTGTTTTATTTTATTAATATTATCTCTATTCATTTTATTAAAATCTAATTTTTCAATTAATATTAAATATTCATCTTTTGTATCAAATATTTCTTTTAATTTTAGAGGTTTTCCTTCTAATTCTCCTAAATTAATTTCAGCAAATACTTTTGTTAAAATATCACTTGTTCCATTTTTAAAACTATTTAATAATTTAATTAATTTATCAGTATCATCACTCATATCTGCTGTTTCAGCAAGTCCTCTCTCATCATCATTATTTTCCCTCATTATTTTAGCAACCCTTTTTTGAATTTTCCATAAATTATCTGGTTCTCTATCTTTGTATAATTTAGGCATTATATATATTAGGTATATAAAAAGTTTATTTTTTATAAGTTGCTTTTGCGTCTTTCATCGCTTGTTTATATGGTATATTATGTTCTTTTGCGTGTTTTTGGACGTGTTGTATCCAAGCGGAGGGTTTCCTTTTGTTATTCATTCCTAAACCAGTCTTTTTTTTTAGTGCTTTTCGTGCTACTGGGGCAAGTGCTTCTGCTCCTTCTTTACCAGCAAGAGCAAACGCTGGGGCAAGTTCTGGTTGTCCTATTGCGGTCGCTAATGCTACACCACCAGCACTTCCTACATCACCACTTACTTTAACTGCTTCATCTAATGCTTTACTTATTCCTTTTTTTGCCCCTTTTGCTACTGCTTTACCTACTTTTGATTTTGCTACTTTTTTTACTCCTTTTTTTACTGATTTACCTACACTTTTTACAAATGAACCTAAACCTTCACCTTCCATATCTTCGTCTTGACCTTGTGCTTCTCCTATTTGTCTTTCTGCTTTTAATGCTAATGAAAGAGTAGGATATGCTGGTTTAGAATATGGTAATATAAAATCACTTTGACTTTGTCTGTAAAACATTTCTGGTTGTGTTCTATTTGCTTCAACTGGATTGTTAAAATCTTGTAATCGTTTGCGTAATCTTGCGTTATACTCTGTATCAAATCCCAAAGACATTATAATATATATAGATAAAAAAAAAATATATATAAAATATAATATGAAAACTTGGAGGGAAAAGTTTTTTAATTTATATAAATTAGAAGAACAACCTTTATCTGTTGGAGATGTATCTAAAATAACTAAATTACCATTAGATATTTTACAAGATGTTTATAATAGAGGTTATGGTGCTTCTAAAACAAATAAAGAAAGTGTTAGAAATGAAGAAACTGGAAGGAAAAGAAAAGAGGGATATTCTAAATCTAATAGAATGAGTAGCGAAAAATGGGCGTATGGAAGATTATATGGATTTATTATGGATAATCCCAAACAAACTGGTAAAAATAAACCAGATTATGATTTAAAATTAAAATTATTAGAAAAATTAAAATAAATAAAATAATTAATTAATATTTTATTTATTTATTTATTTATTTATTTATTTATTTATTTATTTATTTATTTATTTTTTATTTAATTCAGTACATTCCAGATAGGCGACCAGCACCAGAAACTTCCGCTCCTCCGTGTTTCATACCTCCGTGTTTCATAGCACCAACAGCAGAGCGAAGATGAGGAACGGCACTACATACTCTATCCATAAGTTTTCCACCTACTAAACGGCGGTATTCTTCACTTGATGCTGGTTTTTGAAGTTTCGCATCTAATACTGCTTCACGAGTTAGAACACCAGTATATACGGCACTTTGTCCCATTTGTGTAACCATAAATCCACTATTTACAGCAATTACAACCATTTCTGCTTGGACTTCTTCTTCACTTTGATTGGTTACATTTAGAGTTAGTTGTAGTTGGAAATTACCTAACGACCCCGGTGCGAGATACGAAGGAAGCGATAAATCCGCTGGGTCAATAACTAATAGAGAACCAGTTGTAGGTTTTAATGATTGAGTGTTTCCATCTCTTTTCCAAGCACTTCCGCTAAATTCACTCCAATTTTGGTTAGAGCAAGATTTGGTAGATAATCTCCATAGGTCTTGTGGTTGAGCGGTAGATAGAAGACCAGACATATTATTTAGATTAAATGTAGCACTATTAATTTGTAGGAAAGCATCTGCGTCTGTGATTGTTTGTAGGTTCATTTGCTTACGAACGCATACAATAAAGTAATCTGGTAGTTGATTTAGTTGAATGTTATTAGATGAAGCAGTTACAGAAGAACCAGCAGTTAATGCTGTTCCGTTGTTAAATTGCGATGTAACATAGCGTGGAAAATCCATAAATGGAACTACATTTTTTGTTTGTAGGCGGTCTGTATCTTGGGTAGATAGGAATTTTAGTAATACACGAGAGTTTGAAAATAGATTAGACGAAGTGCTTGTAGCAGTTGTGCGACTATCACCAGCAACAACAGAAGTTACAATTGAGTTCGCACTTGATACTAAACGAGGAATTTGACTATCAATAGTAAAGTTAAACGCCATATTGTTAATACCTAATAGACCTTGTGCGTTATGCTCTGGGGCAGACCAAGTAAAAGGACTTACAAAAATTGGTTCAGTAATAGTAGCACGAATATTTACAATCCAGTATTGACCGCCAGTATAAAGGGAGGTGTCACTTGCTAATACTTTGTCGTTAATATACGCCATACCAGTTCCATCATCTCCATAGTGTTCTGCTAAAATTTCAACTGGATAAGCACCACGAGGTAGTAAATCAACATCATACGAAGCAGTAGAATAATCACTCATAGGATTATTATTGGTATTAACAGCATCACTATACTTATAATACGCTTGGTCTGGTAGAGAAGGAGCATAACCATTATATTTATATAGAAAACGACTATCATTTAGGCGTAGAAGTTGAGGTAGAACATCTTTTAGATTTACACTTGTAGAAGTGTTATTAATTTGAGCGTTTGCCGTAGTCATATTAGACGAAACTGGGAAAGAACCAAAAGACATCGCTGAACCCCATTTTAAAACATCTTCATCAGTTACAATTGTAGGGTTATTTAGTGGAGCAGATGCTGTGCCTATTAGGACTGAAAAACTTATTTGATTTTCAATAAGAGCATCACGACCTACAACGATATTTTCACTTGGTAGTTGAATGCTAAATGTAAGAGAAGAGTTTGACGAAGTTGTTGCTGGAAAAGGTTGATAAGTGGTAGAAGCAGCACCTCCTTTTACAGCATAAGAAATCTCTGGGGTTACATCAGCAATAGTAGCATCTTGAATAAAACGAGTTTTAAAATCAGCGGACATATTATAATATATCAAAAGAAAAAAAAATTATAATATTATATTCTAAACTTTTCGTAAGAAACCAATTTTCATAGAAACTTTGCCTCCGCTAATCATTCTAAATGGGATTAATTCACCATTTTTTAATCTATAATAAATATTAATATCTAAATTACTTAATGGTCTATTTCCGTATAAATGTACTCTTCTAAATTCTGCGGTTGGAGAATATGTTATACCACTTCTATATTGTCCGCTTGAAGAAACCATATCCGTAATAATATTTTCACTTGAAGCATTTGTTCCTTTAATTACTGGTATTCCATCAATAAATACAATTGTGTTTGAGGTTTGATTTGTTTGAATAGGTAAAGTATTTGAAGCAAAAACGAGAGAAGCAATTGGACTTATTTGTTCTTGTGTTGAATATTCTTGTTGAATAGTGATTGCTTTATAAATATATTCACTATCATCTGCTATATTATTTGTATAATTTGGTATTACAGATTGAATATTAATACCCCCTATATCTGCTAAAATAATTCTATTATTTCTTCCAAAGGTTACGTCTTCATATCCTAAATAAACACTTTGAAAAGAATTAAATAAATCAAAAAGAGGAGCATTAAAAAAGATTTGTATTTTACGACTTAATGTTTCGCTATATGCTCCTAATTGACCTTGAATAATAGCACTTTTACTATTTGCGTCCCAGTAAATAAGAGGAGAATACACAGCATTATCTCCATTATTATCTAAATCACCAGTTACTATCATATTTGATGTTCCAATTTCCGTTGCTAAATTATTTAATGCTCCTTGTAATGCTTGATAAACTAAATCACATAACCAATTATAAGAATAACAATTATAATAACCTTTTGTATTATCTTGTGTTTTAGAGGTTCTATTGCTTGGAGGTGCTGGAATTGGTGCTGATTGATCTTGTGCGACCCAGTTTAAAAAAACTTGTTGTGGTTGGTCTGGATAATCAGTATCCACTAATGTTACAGAATAAATTGTTTTATTTATATCTGCTTGGTCTGGTTCAATAGAAGGAATAAATAACGGAACACTTCCAGTATCTATTTGAAATCTTAAAATACTTAAATCATATTTCTCTGGTAATTGAATAAATGGACTGCTTCTTGTTTCATTTATAGTAAAAATAGGTGGTTCTGTTGTTGTTGATTTAAAATTGGTTTGTAATACATCAAAATATACATAATCTGGTAGTACTTCGTTTGCTTGTTGATTTAACCTACTCATTATAATATAGATAAAGATTATTTATATTTTAAAATCTATAAATAGTATAATAATATGTATGAATTAAATGTTGATGAAGAATGGATTATATTTCAGTTATGTTATTACATAAATAAATATTATTTTAAATTAGAATATTAATTACTGGTAGTATTTCCTAAATAATTATATATTATATCTTCTTCTTCTTCTTCACTTTCATCTGGATTTATTTCTTTACAGATTATATCTCTTATTTCTCCATATTTAAATTGTTTCATTAAAAAATGATTATATCCTAAAACAACTCCTTTTAAAGCATCCATAAATCCTTTTGTATATTCTTTCTCATAATCTAAAATATTTAATAAATGATTATTATTCATTATAAATGTTTCTAAATCTTCATCTTCTTCTTCATCATATTCATATGTAATATGTCTATTTATTATTCCAGATAAAGTTTGAAATGTTGTAAATAATTCTTCATAAAATTTATTTATTTTATTATTTAAAATAGTTAATTCTTTTTCTTTTTTAGTTAAATGATCTATTCGTTTTATATATTCACTTTTTTTTTCATTTAATACAATATTTAATATTTTATAGGTTTTATCGTCCATATAATATTGTATTAGATTAATTTTTAATTATTTTAATATTATTTAATTTAATTAATTCCTTAAATACATTTGGTTTTTTATCTCGTAATTCAATCATAATTTTTGTAATATCTAACATATCTAATTAATCTAAATATATTTATTTAATTCTTTTTATATAAATATTTATTCTAACCAAATAATATCTTGTGGTAAATTCATTTTATAACAATAATAGAAGCAGTCAAAATTACATTTGTTTTCTTGTTTTTCTGCTACTTTACCATCAACTACTTTTATAAAATGAATTCGTTTTCTTGGGATAATAATTTGTAATTTTGTTTCTTTAAAATTTTCTCTAATATAAGATGTGCCTATTTTAGAAGAAGGCATTAACATAATAAATGGTTTATCTAACTTTTTTAATCGTTTCATTACTTCTTTTGTTTTACTAAATGGTGGATTAGATATAATTATATCTCCTAAATTATTTTCAAAAAAATCAATATCTCTATGAATTACATTAAATCCAAGTTCCGTCCAAATATTACCGCTTTCTCCGTTTCCGTAAAATGCTTCCCAAATAACCTCATTTTTTGGAATAAAATGTTTGATGTTTTCCCAAGCATATTTTGGGGTCATATAGTCATCGTGTTTAGAAAAGGTCTTTGTGTGGAAACTCGCCATTTTATATATATTAGTAAGATATGTCTTTAAGTCCTTTTTTATATATATATATATTATTAGTAAGATATATTTAATTCTCTACATAGTATCTTGGATATGAATAATCTAAATAATTTATATTACACATATTACCGCCTTCCATTTGTTTTAGTTTATCTTCTAAATTTAACTCTTCAACAATAGTTTCTAATACATATTTTTCATCTACACCATCAAGTCTTATTTGATTTATAATATGTTGTTTTAACATTTCTACTACAAATACTTCTGGATTTATCAATCTTGTAAATGTTTTATCATTATTCATTTGATTAATTAAAAATACTAAATCATATTTTTTTATTTGAGATAATAATTTTTTTATTTTAACCATAATATCACTTTCTTTTGGTTTTTCTTTTTTTGGTTTTTCTTTTTTTGGTTTTTCTAATTGTTCTTTTAATATTTTCATTAATCTTTCTTTTTCTTCTTTTGTCTCTCCAAAAACTTTTTTAATTATAAAAGTTATATATCTTTCTTTTGATGCTTGACCTTTTAATTTTTTTCCTACAAATAAATAATTTTCAAAAAGGTCTATTATTTCTTGTTTATTTAAAATTTTTAATTTATCATATAATTTTTCTTTTTCTTTTTCTTCATCACTTTTTCCTTTTTTTTCTGGTAATGGTTTAAACTCTTTTTTTTCTTTTATTTCTTTTTCAGTTTCAAAAATAATATTTAAAATAAAATTATTTACTTTTGTATTACTTAAATTAAAAGTTCTATCTTTATCTGGGAGTATTTTTTCTAATTCAAACGCAAAACCTCCTCTATCTAATTGTCTTGATACTTGATTTAACATTTTCTCAATACCTACAACATAACCTCTTATTATATTTTTTAAATAATCTGCTTTAAATTCTGTTATTTTAAATACTTCTTTTATAATATCTTGGGTTGATTTAGTTGGATTATTTAACACCATTTCCATTATAAATAAAGACCACATACCACAGAAACCACCACCTTCAATATTTAACCCTTTTAATGATCCTTCTAATGATTGAAAACCAAAACGAAAAGGGCATACTTCAATAGGAGGAACAAAACGAACTTCTCCATAAGTATAATCATTTAATTTTACTTCAAATAATTCTGTTAATTGGTCGTTAATTGATTTATTTTCTTCTATACTATTTCCGTATTGTTGTCCGTGTGGTTCAAATCTTTCTACTACTCGTTCAAAAGGTCTATATATTAACATATTGGCGTGTCCGTTATAACTTGTTCCAAATGCTAATCTTAAATAAATACATATTACACTTATATTTCTATCAATACATTTTTTTAATGCTTCTCCAAATTTTTTATATTCATCTGGGTCTTGTAATATACTGGTTCTATTTCTTTTTGTATTTATTACAATACCAATTTGAAACTCTCCAAATATATCCTTATATATTGGGACACAATCCCCTTTAAATCTTTCTATTACATTTATATATCCAAAAGTCATTACACTTGAAATCCCCATATAATGTACTGCTCCTTTATCTTTTCCTATTTTACCTAATTCTTTTATTTTTTCAACTATATTTTCTACTATTGGTTTAATAACTACTGGTGCTGGTTCTGGTGCTGGTAATCTAAAATTAGTTATTTGTTTGATTGGTTTTTTCTTTTTTATAGTTGGAATAAATTTAATTGGTTTTTTTTCTCCTTTATCTTCTATTTTAATTATTTTTTCTGGTTTTATTTCTGGTTTTATTTCTGGTTTTATTTCTGGTTTTATTTTTTTTGGTCTTCCTCTTTTTCTTACTGGTTTTTCTGCTTCTTTGAAACATTTATTTAATTTATTTTTATTTTGTTCTGGTAAATCAAGAGAATTAATAATGTTTTCAACATTCATATAATATAATAAAATATTTTATTCTAATTCATAACAAAATAACCACTACCTATCATTTGTTTTGGTAATCTATCTATAACATCTACTTTATGTTCTGTTAATGGATTAAATGTTTTATCTTTTACTTCTTTTGTATTTTTATCTTTTGAATGAAACATAGAAACTAAATCTCCTTTACTTCTTATTGTATGTTCGTTTGATTTATTTTTTCTATCACTATATAGTGTTGCTGGATTTGTATTGATTACCTCATTTGTTAAACCTTCTTTATTTAATTTTTTGTAATGATTGATCCTTGACTATGACCTAAATTAGTTATTTTAGATTTTGGATATTTTGCTTTGACTTTCATTTGAATATCTTTCGCATTTTTATATCTTTGTGTATTATTATAATTACCTATTACATAAGATAAATTATTTAACCAATCTTTGGCGGTTGGTTGCGTTCCTCTATTTGATACATAAACTTCATTTTTATTTTTATTAAACCAAACTTTAACTTCATTTGTTGATAATTGCCTATCTAATTTATGATTTTTTAAATCTTTAATGTCTTTATTCTTTTTATATGATGATTGAGTAAGTATTTTAACTTTATCACTTCTTATTTCACCTCCTTCCATTATATATTATTTATATATTTTAAATGTAAATAATATAATTTAGTATTATAAATGGATAATTTTATTAATAAAATAATATGTGGTAATTCAAAAGATATATTAGTAAAAATACCAAATAATAGTATTGATTTAACTATTACATCTCCCCCTTATGATAATATTAGAGATTATAATGGATATGATTTTAATGATGATATTTTTATAGAAATAGTAAAACAATTATTTAGAATTACAAAAAAAGGAGGTATTATAGTTTGGATTGTTGGAGATAGTGTTTTAAAAGGAAGTGAAACTGGAACATCATTTAAACAAGCATTAAAATTTATGGAACAAGGTTTTAATTTACACGATACTATGATTTTTGAAAAAAATACATCATCATTTCCAGCAAGAAAAGACAGCAAACGATACACGCAAATTTGGGAGTATATGTTTGTATTTTGTAAAGATAAAATTAAAACTGGTAATTTAATTTGTGATAAACCTAATAAATATGCTGGTTGTATTAATTGGGGTAAAAATACACATAGAAAAAAAGATGGTACATTAATACAAACAAAAAATATAAATCCAGTTCCTAATTTTTCACCAAGAAATAATATATGGAAATATAATGTTGGAAAAGATTTTAATAGTTCTAATAAAGAAAGTCATAACCACCCAGCAATATTTCCAGAAAAACTGGCGGAGGATCATATCTTATCTTGGTCTAATGAAGGAGATATAGTTTTAGATATATTTTGTGGTAGTGGAACTACTTGTAAAATGTCTAAAAAAAATAATAGACGCTATATTGGAATAGATATTAGTGAAGAATATTGTAAATTAGCAAGAAGTATAATATCATTATATTAAATATTATTTATATATTTTAAATGTAAATATATTTCATAAATAAGTTCATTAAATAAATATGGATTTTCTTTATATATATTATCATAATAAGACCAATCTATATCATTAAAATATATTTCATACATTATAGTAAGAAGAGATTAAATCTTTATATTCTTCTGTTTTAAATTCTATTTTAGTAATTTCATCTTTATAAGGTAATTTTTTTATTTGTTCTAAAAAATTATCTTTATAAGTAATTGTATTTATAGATTTAGAAAATATTTTAACTAAATATAATCTATTATTTTTACCTCTTTCTTCTAATATAGTAAAGTTTATGTAATATAATTTATCCATTTTTGTAGGCAATATTCTTTTATATACTCTTAATATCATTAATTAAATATATGATTTTTCTTTATATTGTATTCTTACTAATGTATTTTATTTTATTTTTTTTATTTTTTTTTTTTTCTTTTTTTTTTTTTTTTTTTTTTTTTTTTTTTTTTTTTTTGTTTTTTTTTTTTTTTTTTTTTTTTCTTTTTTTTTATTTTCTCTACATTCAGTACAATATTTAAAGAAACTAATATTTTCTATATGTTCGCTTATATGTTTCCAATTATTACAATATTTATAAAATGTAATATCTGTTTGATTACTTAATTAAATATTTTTTTGATATATTAATTATTATTATAGGTTTATATTTTATTTTATTTATATTAATTCTTACTGATAATTTAAGATGTGAATAGATGATAGGT